CTAGTATTTCTTGGAGTCGGTAAGCCAGAATCCATACTATCTCTTGTTAGAATCTTAGTTTCCTGGAACGACAACTGTATTTCAATTGAAACAGGCGCACCAGTATCTTGGAAAAATAATGGGATGCCTTCTCCGTTGTAATTTACATTCATTGACTTTAACACGCAAGTTCCTATCCTATACAGATTGCCAGCAATAGCATCAGCGAAAGATATTTCAAATTCATCAGGATATCTAAACCCAAGAGAACCAGCCAAATACTCTGGATGCATGTGGAACTTGTATGCATTAATTATTTTTTGTATTTCTGAAGATTCGTCAGCATTCCTAGCTATAAACTTGTATGTAAATGAGTGATCACGCATATCAACACCCTTAAACAACACAGCCATATGTGGGTTTACAGCTAGTCCCTCATCTAAAAGAATCCCCTCTGCGACTGCAGCACCTGAAAATGCACCAGTCAAACCAGCTGCCAGAGGTCCTGCTTTAGCTGCTGCCCCAGTCGCAACAGCTGCAGCTAGGGGTGCGCCAGCCTGAACTTGAGCATCAGTATCACCTGATTTAAAAGCACCAACCGTTTGCGATATTCTCGAGCTTATCAAATCGCCCAAGTCGTTTGCTGCTGCGCCAAGAGCACCAGCAGATACTCTACCAGCTGCAGCTGCTCCAAGTGGACCCAAGTCACTGTTCTCATACTGGGCACCATATGTTGTTTGTAGATTAGTTGGTATGGGTAGTACGATGTTCCTAATGGTCAAATCCTCAGGAGCATCCTTTCTACTTTGGCGTACACGATCCTTCACTGTGAATATCATGTAATGCTCATCACCCAAGTCGGCAGGAAATTGTAACGGTTCTTTTACTTTATTATTATCAAATAATGCAGCCAAAGGTGAATTTACAAGATTACCTATCTTAGTCTTTTTTAGCAAAGAATTAAAATTGGCATTAATCGAAACTCCATTATCCCCTGCTGATATTGAGAAACCGCCCTGACCTGCTGCTCCAGCAATATTCTCTAGGTTGCCTCTCGCTTGCGCTACAGTAGATTTTATTCCAGATGTTACTTGTTTCAGGTTTATTTTCATTGATAGAGCCTGTATAAATATGCGTTGACGTATCTATTTATAAGCAGATTATGGCTCAATTTTATAAAGGAAAATATCAATGTAAGTTCCCTGAGAAATATAAGGGAGATCCGTCAGATATTATTTATCGTTCCAGCTGGGAACTAAACTGCATGTCATACTTTGACAAGAACCCAGATATTCTTTGGTGGGCTTCGGAACCTTTTCCGATAGGATATCGCTCACCGATCGATGGCAAGAAGCATCGATATTTCGTTGACTTTGTCATCCGAACTAAAAATAATGAAACAATAATGATTGAAGTGAAACCGCACAGCCAAACCAAAGCACCCAAAGCGCAGAAACGATTGACCAAGAGATACCTTAACGAAGTTAAAACATGGGGAGTCAACCAAGCCAAGTGGGAAGCAGCAGGTGAATATTGTAAAGATCGTGGTTGGAAATTTCAAATATTAACTGAAAAAGAGCTGTACAAAAAGAATAAATAGTATCATAAAATGAGGATAATGATATCGCCACTATATTTGATGATTTACTAGACACAGGTGCCAGACAGGGGCAGATGCCTGCACGCACTCAAGCTGCTAGAGACTGGTTTAGGCAAAAGGCTAGAGAACAAAGAAGTGCTGCTGTTTATCCAGCAAATATAATTAAAGACAGCGATAGTAAAAAGGGAAGAGTCTTAATTGGTAGAATGTATCATTTTCAATATGAACCTAAAACAGCTGATAAATTACCATATTATGATAGGTTCCCACTGATCTTTATGGTCGGACCTGCACCTGGAGGATTCTATGGTGTAAACCTACATTATCTTCCACCGAAACTTCGGGCAAGATTAATGGACTCATTATACGAAATTAAAAATAATAGTCGTTATGACGAAACAACTAAACTTAGAATCTCTTATGAGATACTAAATAGTTCCAGTAAGTTTAAATTCTTCAAACCCACATTTAAACATTATCTCAGTTCTAATGTAAGATCTAAGTTTATTGAGATTAATTCTACTGAGTGGGATGTTGCTTTGTTCTTACCGACAGAGCGATTTATGAAGGCAAAGAAAACCAGAGTCTGGTCAGACAGTAGGAAAAGAATCTAATGGGATTTAATGTCAACACTATGGTATCATCGTTGAACAAGAGTGGCTTGGCAAAGTCATCTCACTTCGAGGTATTCATACAAGGCGGTGGCGATATAGAAAGTGAAAGACAACTATCATATCGTGCAGAAACTGCAGATATTCCTGGAAGGAGTATAACTTCAGTAGAGCATAAGTTTACAAATTATGGACCAATCAACAAAGTTGCATATGGTCAAGTTTATGGAGATATCACTGTTCAATTCCTCTTGAGTCAAGATATGAGAGAAAAAGAATACTTTGAAATCTGGCAAAACAAAATGGTTGGAACTGGAGCGTTCAGTCAAAATAACGGACAAGCATTTTATAACACAAATTATTTTGATAACTATGCTGGAACTGTAGAGATACGCCAATATGGTTCTCATGGAAACTTACATTCAATACACACCCTTAACGATGCATATCCGCTGATCATTAACCCGATAACTATGGGTTGGGGCGAAGATACTGCTGCTAGGTTGGGTGTAACATTCGCATACAAAAATTATAAGTGCCTATTTACAAAGCAAGATCAACCAGAAAAAGGGTTTGGCTTTTCGGTTCGACTTGGAACTGGTGGAATTAGCGGAAGTCTAAGCATACCGAAAATAGGAAACATCATAGGCGCATCTGGATTAGGTGGGCAGGTTACTGCTGCTGTCGGTAACATAAATAAAAGAGTTGCATCAATTAGAAGTGCGTTATCATTTTAATTATTCTATATAACTGGAGAATATCATGGCTTTACCATCAATATCTGCGCCCGAGTTTACAACGACATTACCGTCGACAGGGCAAGAGATAACATATAGACCTTTCTTAGTCAAAGAAGAAAAGATTCTTCTGATGGCTCTGGAAGGTGAAGATACAAAAGAAATCAACAGTGCTATTTTAAAGATTCTTAAAAACTGTATTATTAGCGATGTTGATGCAGATAAGTTTTCTACCTTTGATGTTGAATACTTATTTCTTAGACTTCGAGGAAAGTCTGTAGGTGAAAAAGTTGAATTGAAGATTGGGCACTCTCATGACAAATGTGCCTATCGTACTGAAATTGAAGTAGACTTAGATGAAGTGCAGTTAGCTGGTGAAATCAAAGACGGCAAAACTATGCTAACTGATACTATTGGCGTGAAGTTGAGATACCCTGCGTTGAGAGATATTAAAGCTGGACCGAAACAAGATGCAGCTGACGCAATGTATGATATGATCACCAACTGTATTGAATATATTTATGATGCTGAAGAAGTATATGCTGACTTTACCAAGAAAGAAATGCAAGATTGGATCGGAACGCTCAACTCTGCGCAATTTAAAAAGGTAACTCAGTTTTTCGAAGACATGCCGAAACTGTCTCACACTATAACGTGGACATGTCCGGAATGTGGTGAAGAAGATACTATTGTCCTGGAGGGGCTTGATAGTTTTTTTACCTAAGCATGGTACATGACTCGTTGGCGAATATGTACCAGATGAACTTCGCCCTGATGCAGCATCATAACTACAGCTTAACAGAGCTGGATAATATGATTCCGTTTGAGCGTGATATATATGTTACATTGTTAAAAAATTACTTAGAAGAACAAGAAGAAGCTAATAGGCAGAAAAAATAATGAAAGAGTTGTGGTATGTTTTAGGCGCAATGGCAGTATTTTTTTTAGGATTCAGTACAATAGTTTATCCAAATATCGAACACAAAGGCGGTGGTTATCAGAGTTCTTGTGTTGGTGAATGCTATGAAGAACTGAAAAGGAATCGTGAAATCGCAAAGCAGAAAGCAATCGAACTTGCGGCATACAACAAAGCAAATGGTATCGTAGTAGAAGCACCAGACCCAGGTGAGAAACTATGGGGCGGTTGTATGGGATGTCATGGTCAAAATGGAGAAGGTGGACTGGGACCCAGATTAGCAGGTCAAACATTCGACTATATCTCTGGTAGACTTATTACATACAAAGGTCGTGGTACAGTTGGAAAGCAATCAAACATGATGTGGTCACAAGCATCAGCATTAAGTGATCAAGACATTGATGCTGTGTCGAAATATATAACGGAGAAATTATAATGACTGAAGAAACTGAAGATAAAAAAGTATTCCACCCAGCTGACACAAATGGTGATGGTAAAGTAAGTGCAGCTGAAGAACAAATGTATTTAGAATTTAAAAGAAAAGAACTTGAAGACGCAGACGCTATGCGAGATGCGCAAAGGAATATGACATGGTTCGCACTAGGCGGTCTGTTACTGTATCCCTTTGCTGTTGTACTCGCAGCATTAGTTGGTTTGGATGAAGCGCAGAAAACATTAGGCAGTATGGCACCAACATACTTCGTTTCTGTTGCTGGTATCGTTGCTGCTTTCTTTGGGTTCCAAAACAAAAAGAAATAGGTGTATAGATGGCAGATCTTCCAGTAGTAAATGCTATTGAAGAGCAATCCGAAAGGGATGTAGCAAATAGAGAAACTCTACAGCGCAGTTTCAGAGGAAGTCTTGGTGCGCTCGGGACTAAGATGAGGGCGCAGACCGATGTACTTACTAGTATTGCGGACACTATGGATGCTGCTTATAATATTGATCAGCAACAACTACTGGTAGATGCAGAAAATAGGCTTGAAGAAGCAAGAAGTGAAGAAGCAGAGAATGCGCAAAAGGATAAAGAAGCAAGCCTTGTTGGTAAAGTAAAAGGTGGATTGCTTGAAACGCTGAAGAAGGCATTTCTGGGTGGAGCACTAATAGGTACTGTTCTACTTATCAAAGATAATTGGGACGCCATCACAAACGCATTTGACAAGATAAAGCCAACCCTAATAGCAATAAAAGATAAAATCATGGAAGTGGCTGATGTTGCAATTCCTTTCCTGCTAGATAACTTCGACACCATAGCCAAAGCATTGGCTGTCACATGGTTAGCGTTGAAAGCGTGGAAAGGAATACAATTGATGATTAATGCTGTCAAAGCAATAAAAGTAGGATTCTTAGCGATACAAGCATCAACTCTTGCTGCTGGCACAAGGATGGGTAATCTTGCCGCATCTATAAGGGGATCATCTGTTGTGGCAGCAATAGCTACAGGTTGGGGAGCTTTGTCAGCAGGATTGGCTACTGCGGGAACAGCGGTCGCTGGGGTGGGTACAGCAATTACATCAGGAGCAGCTTGGGCAGCATTAGTAGCAAAAGCGGTTGCTTTTAAAGCTGCCATTGTTGCTGCTGGCGCAGCAATCGCTCCGATATTAGTTGCAGCTGCACCGATTGTTGCCATCGCAGCAGGTATTGCTCTTGTGCTTTTCGGTATAAAGAAAGCATTCGACGAAGCCAGAGCTGTATTTCAAGAAACTGGCTCAGTCTCGATGGCTATAACTGAGGGGCTGAGTAAACTGTTCGCTACGATTGTTGGGTTTGTTCCCGAGTTACTTAAAAGCGCAACCTCTTGGGTTCTTGGTAAACTTGGATTCGATGAAGCAGCAGAAGCACTAGACAACTTCAGCATAACAGACTTTCTTCAAAACGGAATATCCAACATATTCAGCAGGATGAGACTATTGTTTATGAAGGCAGTGAACGGAATCGTTAGCGTTGTTAATGGTTTGCTTGATTTCCTTCCAACATTTGGACCAAATACTAT